CTATAACTCTTTTTAAAAACCCTTCTATTTCAGGAAGAGATTTAATTTGTTCTGGATTTAATGCTTGTTGAGCTTCTTCAGAATTAGGATCTAAACCTTGTTCTAATAATGCTGCTAAAATTTTAGTTTCAGCTTGGGTCATTAAAGTTTGCTCAACCATTTGTCGTTTTTGCTCAAGCATTTCATTATAAGAAAACTCATCAACAGCTCTATAAGTAAGTTTAGTAGATCTTTTAGCAAATTCAGCTACTAAAACATTAATTACATTAGGTATAATAGGATAAAATTTTAATTCAAGTGCTGAACCTGAATCCTCACTTTGTGTTAAGTTATCAATAATTGTTCTTGTTTCAATATCTTCTTCAACTATATAATCATTTCTGTCAATATGACCTTTTGCCAATTTATAATTTTTAGAAAGTCTTCTTGAATTTACTTGCAATTGTTTTATACCATTCCACTCTAACCAATCCATGTTCCATGCAGCCCATTCAGCATCTTTCTTTTTTTTAGGTAAAAATTGTAAAGGTTGCGTAATTGATCCAACTCTGTTTTGTTCAACTTTAGCTCCTTTTTTTAACTGAAGTGCATTATATACTTGCATATTTATTATTTAATATTTTTAAAAGCAGATTTTTTATAACCTTGGCTTTTTGATGTTTTATTTTTTCTACCCATATGCCTAAACGGACTACTATTTAATTTAAACAAATTTTCTGACTTTTGCAACTTTTTAGCAGCGTCATCTCTTATAACCTGTTTGGTATAACCTCTATTAGACTCTTGTATTCTCATGAAAGAAACAAGTGCTACAAATGATACTAATCTATCTACGTTAATTCCATCTGCGTATTCTTGCATTTCTTTTATAAGCATTGGATCAGGAATTCTTTCTACCCCATAAGTTGTTTTTACAACAGTACCATCTTCTTTTGTTTCTTGATCAAGTTCTTCTCTAACAAATTCTATCCCATAACTAAGAAGATGTGATTTAAATAAAGTACCGGTGTTTTTCCAACCATATTCTTGAAATACATTTTTATTAGCACCTAAATCTTTTAAGAACATTATTTGACTTTTAGGAACTAAGTATCTTTGTTTCTTTCTATGAATCATATAATTTATAAAAAGAGAAATGTTATTCTCTATTACCGTCCATGCATTATACCATTCTATAATAAGTTCTAATCTTTGATGGGTCTGTTTAATATCATCAAATCTTCCACACCAAGCAGCTACTATTTTACTTTGTTCAATATAAGTTTCTGTTTCTGTTCCATTTATTTTAGTAACTTCTACTGAATTTTTAACTACATAAATAGAACAAAGAGAATCTGATGTAGTAGTTTTACCTTCTGCAACGGGGTCAATAGAAGCATAGTAAGATCCAAAATCTGGTTTTTCTTTATTAGGTCTTTCCCATACAACAAGACACCCTGTTTTATCTTCTGTTTTTTTATTTACAGGAAATTGTTTTATAGGATGTTTATTGCTTTTTTTAACAAAAGGTTTTCCTGTTTCATCAGTTAAAATATCAAGATACTCATAGCTATATTCTTTTTCTTCTATACGTCTTGCTTGTGCAGCTAATAAGTGAGTAGGAAATACAGATACAGATCTATTATCAAAAGCTTCTTTAATATTTCTAGGATGCTGAGATATTCTTAATTGATAATCTTCTGGAGCAAGGTCTTTTTTCCATTGAAGAAATTGATCTTCTAAAGCTTGTAAAGCTATTTCTACAAGAGAGTTGCCAAATTTATCTATATGAGGAGGCATAGACCATTGTTCAGGTATAAATAAACCTGACATACCTATAGTACCTTTACCATCAAGTAAATTTGTTTCTACAGCATATATGTCTTTTGCTTTAGGATTTTCAACCATATCCTTAAGAGGATTACATTGAGATAAATCCCCTACAGATCCTGCGGCAATAAACAACCCTGTAGTTGTAAGTCCTGATCTCATAGCAGGTCTCATGTACTCATATGTCTTATCCATTTTAGGTGCAATACCGGCTTCTTCATGAAAGAAGTATTTTACTGGCCCACCTACTCCATTTGTAGGATCTTTTTCAAATGACATTCCTTGTATAGTCCCTTTTAAACCTACTTCAGTTTTTCTATTACCTTTTCTAACTTCAATTTTTTGTTGCCACATCATTACTTTACTTGGATTCATAGGTCTATACCAAGCAGTATGTTCATTTAAAAATGCCGCATATTCATCTAAAAATTTCCAAGATCCTTTTTCATTAATATAATCTTTAAGACTAGCGCCTATTTTGAGAGTTACCCCTGGTTCAAACCATTGCTGATTAATAAACTTTGCCATATGATAATAAGAAGATGCTATCTGACGTTTCTTTAGTATAGCAACATGCTGATAGTTTAACTCTGCTAGAAGTTCATATAATGCCATATGATACTGAGCATCTCTAATATCAGCAAATCCAAATTTTTGTATTTCTTTATTAAAAATTGGTAAAAAATTTAACCACATATAATAATCTCGTGGTATAAACCAAGTTTTATCTTTTGATTTAAAAAACACACCTTTTCTACATTTCTTTTTTTCACCTTCCCAGTATGCAATAAAATCTCTAGATTTAAAAGGGGCATCACAATAAAAACCTTGATTATTAAATTTAGTAGCCTGACTATTAAATTCTAAGCTAACTTTATCAAACTTATATTGACCGGGTTCTTTAAAAAGATCTTTTACATACGTTGCAAATTCTTCTCTAGTATTAAAAGTTGTACTAGTCCATGTACCATTATTCCATGTAGGTATATCTTGATATACCTCTGTATCATTGATCATATCCTAATCCTATTCCACCTCTTACATTACTCTGTTGTTCTTCCTGAAGATCTTTGTATACACCTTTGAAAGATTGTCTAATACCGTCAAAGTCTTTAGCAAGTGCTCTAATCTGAGCTATGTTACCGTCTTTACCATCAGTAATCTGTGCAGTACCTAGATATCTGGATATTCTATCTAATGCTTTTTGCATTCCCTCATACGCGCGTAAGATAGGAGTTTCATACATTCTTGCACATGCTCTAAGTGCTACTACTATATCATCATCTTCTATAGAGAACTCTGCTTGTATCTCATTAAGTATCATTTCTTCCTTATCTATGTGTGGTACATTAAAGAAAGGATTAAGATCTGGATTAGGACATGTCATATAAAACAAGTACAAGTATATCTTAAGATAGTCATCAGAATAGTTATCCATGATGTCTTTTAATGACTTGAGAGTATAGCAATGTTCTGTTGGTATTACTTTACCATTTTGTATATCAAATAGTTTTGCAATCATGTTTTCTTTAATTTTTTTCTATTATCATGTAAGTAATGTATTAAAGATATAACTTCATCTTTTAAATAAGGTACCGGTATCTGAACTAAATTTTTTAATATAGGATCTCCTTCTTTTGTATATTTAGTTATTGGATATCCATTATCATCTTTACTTTCTTCTTCAAATTGAACATGATGAATATACATATTTCCAGGTCTTAGTTTTGGATTATGTTTTATTATAATATACATATAAATACTAAGCTGTAAAGCATAATGATTAAAATTACAATCATCTAAATGACTAACGGGAAATTGCATTTTTTGAGAAACACCTTCCCAATCTACATAAGATTGCATTTTAATTTCTTTATTAGTTTTGTAATCTATAATAGATACTTTACCATTTACTACTTCAACTAAATCTGACTGACCACAAATGCCTGCAGATTTTAAATAAATCATATGCTCAGGGTATACACCGGGATCTAACTTTTGTTTTGGTGCATGTTTTACACCATTTCCTTTTAGTATAGGTGTAAATATAGGAACATTAACACCTTCTCGTTCTATTGAGGCTAATGCACATAAATCATCTTCTCTTTGATTATGATAATATGTTCCTAATGACATTGCTCTTTCAGATTCTTTTTCCCAAATAATTTGTATATCTTTTGGTTTCATACCATACCATTTAGATTTTTTTCTTTTAGATACTTTTTGTGCTACTTTTTTAGCATCAAAAGGTTCTTTAAAAAAAGAAGTTAAAGTTGTTACACTTATCCAATCTATAAAATCATTTTGATTTAACGATTTATAACTATGATTTTCTTCTGTAAAGACTATACTCATAATTGATTTAATTTATCTTCTTCTTTTTCTGTCATTAAAGCTGGCCATTCTCCTATAGGGCACTTTGCCGATAAAGCTCTTGTTTTAAAATTTAATGAACACCCACAATTTCCACAACAAGGTTGTGTTCCTGGTACTTCACATTCTGTTCCTTTTAAATCTATTTCAACACATTCACTACATATTAGCATTCTTTTAGAAGAAATTTCTTCTACATATTCATCACGCATTACAGAGTTTTTAATACCCTCATAAATAGCTTTTCTATTTTTCCATATTTTTTTTAAATCCATTTTTAGTTTTTAAAAATTGTTCTTTTCTTTTTTTTTCTGCTTCTATTTGATCTTTTATTGAATGTAAACATTCTACTTTTTGTTCTAACATTTTTTTATTATAATATGCTGAATAAGTAGATGTATCATGATTATTTAAATATTTTTCAAATCTTGGTACTGCTTTATTTATACTAGAACTTCTTGCTATAAATAAACCAAGACCTGTAATATTTATTCTTGGGTGGTGTAATTCACTTAGTAAAGTTCTAACATTTTTATAATAAAACTCTATTAAATTTTCAGTTAAATTACTTGACAAATCTTTTTCTTCAGATATTTGTTGATATAAAAAACTTGCTTTTTTTGGTTTCATTTAGCAAGAAAATTATAATTTAAAAGTATAGAACCTAAAGTTTCAATATTTAAATTAGGATTAAGATAAATAAGTTTTTTATTTTTAGAATCTTTAATCACAAGTTTAAATTTTATGCACTTGTTAATACAATTTCTAACAGTTTGTTGAGACTTAAATATCTTTTGTTCATCAGCTGCATCATAACAAAAATGAGCAATTTCTACAGGTCCTATTGAACTAAGTAATGTCAAACACTCAAGATCAGAATTACTCACTGTTATTCTATTTAAATAACAATGAGTAATTAGTTGAAATTTAATAATATCTTTTGTAGACATTATTACTTTTTTCTGAACTCGTTTAACAATAGCCATTATGCTTCCGTTTTAAGTTTTCTTTTTTTAGGCATTTCATTAGGCATTGAACCTTCTTCTGAGATGTGTTCTTCTTCTTCAAGTGGAGTCATTATTTGAGCATATTGCATTTGAATATGAGTTCTTTTTAATCTCATTTCATCAATCTCAGATAGCCTTGTCTCATAATCTAATTGAGCTTCTAAATAAGGCATTGATTCTTTGTAAAACTGAAACATCTCTTCTTTTTTTGTTTTCAATTCTTGTTCTGATAATTCTTTTGAATTTTCCATTGGTTTAAATTTTTGTTTACCCCAAATATACAAAAAAAGTTTAAACCTAAATTATTTAAATAAAAAAAATCCAGATGTATTGATTATCTGGATTTCTAAACATTAAATAAAAATATTTATTTCTTTCTTTTTACAGGACCTCCGTTACGTTGCTCTTTTAAAAGTTTGCTGCCATAATAAGCACCAGTACCTAAAGCAAGCGTAGGTATAATAATTTTTGCAGCTTTACCTATACCTTCTTTAACATTACGCACAATTTTTTGTCTTTTGTTTTTTTTAGCTGCTTTAGACTGTTTACAACCAGGCTTAGGTTTTATATC